TACTACCCGCTACAGAAACGTAGTAGTAGTCACCTTTAGAGCCTTCACCAGAAGCAAGTGTTGGTGTGTTAGACGCAGCATCCCACGTGCCCTTGTAAACAAGAGCGCCAATAATGTTACCTAGTGGGGATACCGTCTTTAGCATGTTTAATCCCCGTCACCGGGAGTCACGTAGATTACTGCGGTGCTGCTACCTGTAATGCCCGTAAAGTAAGCGTTAGGGGTGAAGGTGAGGATTTCGTCAGTACCCGCTAACAACGGAATGCAGTTGGCAGTGCTGGTCACAACAGTTGCACTTGCAGTTGCTTGTGCAGAAGTCTGACCAACACCCAAGAACACAGTCACTTGCCCTGCGTTAAGGATGCGGTACTGGTTTCCACCAATAGTGGTAGAAATGGCTTGTACGGTGCTAGGAGCAGCGTTAGCAGCGGTAAACGTGACGGTGTTACCAGAGGGGGTGAAAGGTGCGCTGACAGCCATTATTCTTCCTTCACGTTGATAGGTTCGTACTTGCCTTTTGCAATCGCATTTGTGAGGACACCAAGCGCATCACCAGACCAGTAGTTCTTAGCAACCATAATTTCCAGATGCTCTACGTTGCGTGTGATGGTGTCTGTAGCCTCTTCAATCGTCATGTGTTCAGGCTTTTCAGCAATGATGCTATCAATCAGATTGACAGAATCCATGCAAGCTGCGTAGTGCTTGGCGATTTGTTGTTCAGGTGTTAAGTCAATCATGGGTGTGCTTCCTTGTATGCGTCAAATTCTGCTTTGAGTTCTTGGATGGCTTTGAACGCGACAGCTACCAAAGAGCCGTAGTCAACTGTGTATTGTTCGTCTTCGCTACCAAACACAACTTCAGGGATTTGCTCTTTCAATTCTTGAGCAATAAAACCAATAAATTGACCTTCAACATCGTTGCGTTCATAACTGCGCGGCTGTGTTGCCACAACTGTATTTAAGCCATATTTGATGTCTGTAATGTTTTTCTTTAAACGTGCGTCAGATGCGTTTGTCCATGCGCCAGCAGCACTCAATGTTGCTGTATTGCTTGCACTAATAAAACTAAGAACGTTTGAAGATTGAGGAACTAAACGGCGGTATACAGAAGATGAATAGCCAATACCAATACCGTTTTGATTTGCAATGACATCAAGGTCACCACCAATAGCGCCCGGATTACAGCCTAAGCCCCATAAGCCGCTACCATTAGAAATCAAACGTGGATTCCCATCCCCATCAGACAGCACGATGTAGTTGCTTGCTGTGCGAATGTCTAAGCCACCTTGGTTACCTGTGTATTGACCAAGAATGGTGTTTTTAGCACCAGAAGTTATATAATAACCAGCGGATTGACCAACAAAAGTGTTTTGTATTCCTGTGGCGTTAAACCCAGTTTGTTGCCCAATATAAACATTTGCTGTTCCAGTTACATTTGTATACCCCGCCTGATAACCCACAGCAGTGTTGTTTGAGGCTGTGGTGTTAGAAAACAAAGAACTAAAACCTATGCCGACATTACTTGCGCCCGTTGTATTGGAATACAAAGCTGCATAACCAGAAGCTGTATTATTTGCTGCGGTAGTATTGCTAGTTAAAGCGTATGCGCCAAAAGCAGCGTTGTAGTTTCCAGTTGTTTGAGTGGTCAAAGCAAAATAACCTGACGCAGCGTTTTGAACACCAGTAGTATTCGCAGCCATAGCAGAGCCGCCAACAGCAAAGTTTCTGTCTCCAGTTGTATTAGCCGCCAAAGCACTAGCACCCACCGCAGTATTGGTAGATATAGCACCAGCGCCTTTGCCAACTGTGAGGCCAGAGATGTAAGAGTCTGAAGTTGCGGTAATGCTTGTGACATTGGCATTTGTCACAGTCACGTTGCCGCTGCTAACAGTCGCGTTAATAAGCGTCATGTTGTTAAGCGTGGTAACGGTGTTACCCAACTGAACAGCGGTGTTACCAAGCGTGATGGTGGTCGCAAAATTGCTATCTAGCTGCGACAGGGGGATAGCAGCGGTTGCACTGCCAAAGGTATACGGAACTGCCATTTAGAACCTCACTCTCAATTCATGTTCTGATTCAAACGTGTTAAAAACAAACGCCGGGTCGTTGGACGTTATTGTCAAACCCAAATACTTACCGTACTGCTGTGCGTCTGACTTGTAGAGCGCATAACCAGAACTTGTAAGCCATCCAATAGTCGCTGACGAGTTGTTCGTCCACGCTATTGTTTGTGCTGAGTTGTTGTACCAAGTCACGCTGTTGTTTAGGGTGTATTGTGGACTTGAACCACTCTCGCTGTCCACCGTAACCGTCAGCGTACCGCCAGACGTAATCGTGGCCTCAATACCCAGTTTCAGGGCTTGTTTTGTACGGATAGAGTCACCCATGTCGCTCAGAGCAGTCTGCACAGTGCTGGCAATGCTGGCAGTAGAATTGCCGTACATCCTGACCAAATCCTTACCAGTCGTGCCGTACAGGTTAATCAACCCGGCAACAGGGGCAGACGTTGTGTATGTCAGTGCGCCCTGACTGGTGATAAACCACTTTTTCTCAAAGAACACGGCCTGCACAAACCTGCCGCCAGTTGCAAAGGGATAGCTGGCGCTCAAATAGAAGTTGAATGCCGCGCACAAGATGTTGTTAAGCAACACCTGACCTGCCGTAACAGGCTGTGTGAAATCTATGTAGGGGAAGATGCCGTCCAGAGGGTCTGAAATCTTGCTGGTGGTAGAACCCACAAGGGCGTACATACCGTAGTCGTTCATGAACAGCACAGAACGGAAGTACGGGAAAACGGCGTAGGGTCGCTTGCTACCGATAGAAGCACTGACGTTTGTGTTTGTGAACAGCGTAGAACCAGTAGTGGTAACCCGCAAGTCAGAGAACACGTTGATGCTGTCATCCCCAAAAATGTAGAGGAAGTTGTTGGCAGACAGGGTTGACTGGATGTTGCCGTGCAGCGTGGAGTCTGTCAGCGTAAAAGACCCCGCAGAAACGCTTGTAAAGTCGCTGTAAGAGCCTGCCGCAGAGTAGGTGACAGTACGCCCTGCCGCTACCCACACACGGCCTGAGAACGTGCTGACGTCCACAATAGAGTCTAGGTTGACAACAGCAATGGCGGTTGCGTTCGTGCTGGCCCCGCCACCCGTGATTGCAACGGTAGGTATGCTGGTATACCCTGTGCCGGGGTTAGTCATCACCACCTGCGTGACCTGACCACCGCTCACAATGGCTGTACCCGCTGCACTAGCCCCGCCGCCACCAGTGATGGTCACCACCGTGTTGGCTGCATTTGTGTAGCCTGACCCGCCGTTCGTCACAACAATCGTGACCGTGCCTTTTGCAAACGTAGTCAACTGAGCAAGAGCAGTCGCATTTGCGCCACCACCCCCGCTGATGGTGACAGTCGGAGGAGATGTGTAACCAGACCCGGCGTTTGTCAGCGTGATGCTGTTGACGATGCCAGAACTCAGCGTGGCGTTGGCAGTCGCGCTAGAGCCGCCACCTCCTGTGATGCTCACAGAGGGAACAGCCGTGTAGCCAGAGCCAGATTGGGTGACGGTGATAGCCACCACGTTGCCGCCAGAAATAGTCGCGCTTGCCGTAGCCTGCACACCGCCTGCTACGTTGGGCGCACCGATTGTCACGGTGGGGACAGAAGTAAAACCGCTGCCAGTTGCAGTCACTTGTACGCTCTGCACCCCGCCTGCACCCGTTGTGATGCTTGCCACCGCCGTTGCCTGTACGCCATTTGCCTGATTAGGGGCAGAGATGATGACGTTGGGGGCCGTTGTGTAGCCAGAACCGGGGTTGGTAATGCCGATAAGCCCGGTGCTGCCAAGCGAGATGACGTTGATACCGTCCCAAGTGAACAAACCCTTGCTAGGGTCGCCAATGATTACCCGCTCATTCTTGTACTGGGCAATAGACACGCCCGTGCTGGAGAACGTGCCAGATGCAGCGACATTGCCTTTTGTTAAGTCAGACAGATTGAAGTATTGCGCTCCACCACTGTCTTGGAATGCAAGTACGTAATCACTAACATTGATGTTTGCAGAGGACAGGTAGGTGACCGTGTTGGCCCACGCTACGGCGGTGTTGCCTGAATCTTTTGTGGTCGAGTAGTTGGGAACAATCTTGATGTTGCCGTAGCCAATAGGCATAGCGTTCTCAATCCAAGAGAACTCATCTTTGTCGATTGCTGTCCTGTTGGCCTTCGTGTTTAGGCCTTTGAAGTTCTTAATGACAGCATAGGACTTTTTTTGCTCTGCTGCTGCCATGATTAGTACGGTGAAGAGTAGGGGTCAGGAATTCTGCGAGTGAACACCGAGTTCAGCACAGAGTTAACGTGCTTGAGGTATTCTTGCTTGTAGATTTCGGCCTCACCATAGCTCTGCTCTTTGTACTTGGCTTTGTAGGCCGCATAGAAAGCCACAGGCGTTGTGTAAGGGTCATTGATGGGGTCAACTGCGTTAGGGTTGGATAACGTCAGCGCCGTAGGCAGGATAACCGTGTCCATCTCTATAGGATAGGACTGGTCAGGAATGGGGCCAATGTAAATTTGGTTCTGTCCGTAAACAGAGAAGCAGACAGGACGTCCTACGTAGTTTTGCCAATAGCGCAACTGAGCGTTGAAGTTTGTCCACGGGAGATAGCGCAGTGGGATACGGCTATTTCCCCAAAAAAGGTTCATGTTGATAATGTCAAGCGTCTGTGTGCCCTGCGGCAGAGAGGCAAACGGTATAACTTCACATGGCGCAGCGTAGGTCACTACGATTGAACCCACCGTGATGTTACCTGACGGTGGGTAAACGCTGCTGGCAGATGGGTAGGGCGGGATTGCGCTTGGCAATGTGCCGCCAGTCACTACTTGATAAATGAAGATGCCAGAGAAAACGTACTGACCAGCAGTAACGACTGTCCCGGCATTCCAAATAATAGCCGCCGTGCCATCAGGGGCTAGAGGTGTATTGCTTGCTTGTAATGTACGTAAACAGCCAGTATCTCGCACGACACGCTCACGCGCATCGTTGATGTAATCCGTTAACTCGGTAGTAGACCAGAAGACTGAGTTTGCATCGTGCAACAGTCTCTGGACTTCCGTGATGTAGGAAGAGAGAGTAGCCATTTGGCGTCCATATTATGCTGCCCTAGCAAGGGACGACTTTCCCCCGGCACGTTTCTCAACATGCAGGGGTACTACGCCGACCGCCGAGGGTAACGAGCGGTTCTTTTCAACCGGAGGCTCTACAGAGATTTCAAACTCTGCCAAGCGTTCCAGTGCTTGTGGTAATTCGCTGTGAAGCCGTATAAAGCCCAAACGAGCTAAATACGGCTCCTTGTCTTGTTCGCCATAACCAAAAATGTGCCGAGCAGCCTCTGCTGACAAAGGCACAGTCTTACCTGCGGGAAACTCAAATTGCTCATATTTGAAATCAGCAACCAGTCGTTTCTCGCTGTTGTTGGTTACGTAAACAGTTTCAATCATAGATTCACAATGTCACCGTAAACCGTAACGTCAATCGTTGCATCCACTGGGTTTTCAACTTTCAGATACAAAGCGCCAGAGGAATACACGTTAGAAACGGCATTCGCAACAGGTGCAATGTCTTGGAAAGTAGTGGTGCTGGTGACGTTAGAAAGTTTAGTTTTTGCAAAAACAGCATTAGCAGTTGCGCCATCGCTGGTCAGAATAATACTGACGTTAGCGGTGGCACAAGTTGCGTTTGCGTTAGAGAAAGTGACACGGCGAACAATGTAAGACGAACCCACAACAGACATGGTAACTGCGGTGTTGCTTGTTGCGTTAATCGGCACAGCCGTAGCAGAGCAAAGCGCAAAGTTGCCAAACTGGTCTGGGTATAAAGCACCTACATGGTTTGCATTCATGTCGGCTCCTTAACTGTTGTAAGTACCAGCAGCAGCGTTGCCGCCGTTGACGGTGTACAGAGTCAGGGTCTGGGTACTTGTAGTTGCGTTTGCACGGACGTTGTAACCGTCAGAGAAGACAGTACCGCCAGTGTTAGCCGCAATATAAGTAGTCCAAGCGTTAGCCGTACCAGTGTAAGCATTCACCTCAATAGCCACGTTGTTGGTGGTTTGGGGCAAGATGTACAAGCCAGCAGGAACGGTTTGAGCGGACGATGTACCAGCGTTCATCAGGGTCGTGTTACCGATACCTACGCTAGTAATAGTCACGGTTTGCAGGTATGCACCCGCAGTGTTCGTGGCTGCGTTAGCCAGAATGATTTTGTTTAATGCTAAAGCCATGATTTACTCCTTACAGTGAGAGGTAGTTGTAACCAGTCACCTTGGTCATGGACTTGGGCTTGACGTTCACCAGTTCGGCAATCATCAGCACAGCACCCACGTAACCAATCTGCCAGTTCGGGAGCGTTGACTCAAAGCCTGTAAACACAAACGAACCTTGCTCATGGATGTAGAGCGACAGATAGTTGGTGTTCAGGAAGTACATCGTACCTTCTGGGCAGTATGGGTCTGGATAGATTGGCACACCAGCAACCATCAAAGCGCGGAAAGCAGCTTGAGGGCCATTGCTGTCACCATCAAAGCCAGAACCGGGCGTGATGACGTATTGCTCTTGACCTACGAAGTCTTGAGCCAACAGTGTCCAAGTACCAAAGCCGCAAACGCCGAAGCTAGGCATCTCAGCACCGTTTTTCACAGTACCGGAGATGTATTGCAACACGTTTTGACGGGTTGGGTTAACAGAACCAGCAGCGTACTGCTTAGACTGCCACCAAGTGTAGGTAGCACGGTCAATGTTGCCGTAAGTGCCAGAAGACGCCACAGCAGCGGGCAAGCCGATGAATTGTTGCGTGTTTGTGGTGTTGTTGTACAAGGCAGTTGCCATTGCATCCATCATCACGTTGGTTGCATCGTTCATACGAGCTTCAATCAACGGAATAATGGCGGCATCTTGCTGAACTGCGCCTTCCATACCGAGGAACGGCACGGGAGAAATCATCAGTTTCAGGTCGAATTCAGCGTTGTAAGCACCTTGCTGGACTGACGGTTGAGCGAACGAGCCGCTGTAGTCAGACCATTGAGCGTTCACAAACTGTGCGCCTTGGACAGGAACGGTTACAGAAGAAACACCGCCGCTAGCTTGCTGACTGTTTGCAATCAGTGCTGCCATCAAAGGTGTCGAGTTGTAAAGCTGGACAACCAGCTTGGGAATAAAGGCTCTACGAGTTACGTAGGTCAGTTCATTAAACTGAGATGACCCTGTAGCTGGTAGGATGCCGCCGCCAATAGCCATAAGGCCTCCTTACGAACGATTAGAAAAGAGAATTTCCATTCTCGCCAATACCCTCTTTACAACCCAATGGGTCGCTGCGGTTTACGCAGGTCATTGAGTGCATTCATTGCCTCATTCCGTGCAGCGGAGGCTGGATTCTTCCAATACTTGTTCAAGTCAAATTGCTTGACAGCACTTGGGTTGTATCCAGAAGAAGTAGGCACTGCGGCCTGCTTCATCCACGCATGGTACTGAGCGGCTGTCTCATGGTTTGTGATACCTTGCTCCAGCATGATTTTTTCCACATCTTTGACTTCATCTTCATTAGAAATCAAACCCTTTTTCATCAAAGACGAACGGCGCTTGTTGAGTTCTTCAACAGCGTCACGCTCACGCAGCTTTGCTTCCAAGGCCATCACACGCTCTTCCGACTTGGTTACGGCTTTGTGTGTGTAGTCTTCCATGTCCAATTCAGGAATTGGCAGGTCAGGCTTGACCTTTTTGGTCATGCGAAGGAAGTCCTTGCGTGTCGCAGGGTTCTCCGCGAGTTGTTGCGCTAACGCAGCAAGCTCATCGCGGGCTTCTAGTGAGATGTTTTCAAGTGACATGGTTTACCCTCTTTATACGTTTAGATGACTTTTTTACCGTCACCGGGCTTTTGTACAGCCATACCAGCTTTGCCAACTTTAGCTGCACCGTTCAGGCCGCCGAGTTGAGAAAAGCGTGGGGTGTTGGTAATAACGCCGTGTTGCTGATTGTTATCAGTGGGGCGGCGGGGTGCGGCTGCTGCGCGTGGTTTGAACAAATCCATTTTGGACTCCTTACATTGGGGGTGGTGTTGGTGCGCCGCCTTGTGGTGGCATACCGGGAATCGGCGCTTGAGCCATAGCCTTACCCTCTGGCGTAGCGCCACCAGCTTGAGGGAGGGTCTGCAACATCTGAAGAATTTCAGACTGCTGAAGTTCGTTTGTCTTGTTCTTTCGTGGGCCAAGAATGCCAGTCAAGGTGCGGATAGCGCCCAGAGCCTTTTGGCCTTCTTCCGTTTCCGAACCCAAAGCGGGGAGAGACTGCTCCAGCAAATCCATAGCCATACCCAAGTTAATCATGGCAGCTTCTTTGCTGCCCATCTTGGGTTCTGGGGTGGACATGGGCGAAGCCATCGGGGGAGTTTCTTCATCCGACATTGCGCCGGGAGGGGGAGCCATACCAGCACCGGGCATGTTGACACCAGAGGGAGAGCCGCCGCCCGCACTACGCGAACCACGCATTAACTCCATCAGCTTGTCTTGAGGAACACTCATAAAAACTCCTTGTGCGCCGTTTGTAACCACTTACAAACTTGCTGTCAATAGGTGGCAGTTATTTTGCATCCAACTGCCAATGATGTGCTGCTCTAGGCAACCAAGGTTTGACCCTTGATTACTTGCGAGACTTACGACCTTTACGACCTTTACGCATAATGCGCTCCTTCAAAAAGGCGGCCACTTACTTATTAGGGGAAGCAGCCATACCCTTTCCCCTTTCGGGGGGAACCTTAACGGCGGGTCTTACGACCGCGTTTTGCAGCTTTGTACATAACTATTCCTTAGTTAGCGTTTACTCTGGCGAGCCGTGTTTCCACGATTCGCGTAATTTTTAATCCCAGTGGTACGGTATGTCAAGCCCGCACTACCTTCACCTCTTTTCAGAGACTCCGTTGATACCCTCGGCTGGTCAGCTTTAGGTGCTGTTTGTCCTGCTGTTGCCATCATCCCACCTTTTTCAAATCAGGTTTACCCTCTGGTTTGGGTGCTTGCTGCGCTTGTTGTTGCTTTTGTTCTGCTGCCGCTTGCTCTTTGTCTTCCATCTTCTTCAGACGGTCTTTGAGTAATTGTTTCATCGGTGGTTCAAGCAAGTCAAGTAGTGACTCTTTGTCAATGACTTTTGCCTCAAACAAGTTGAACGCAAGCTGGCGCATGTCTTCCATGAAGATAGGCGAGTTGCTGTGTGCGTCCACCTTCACCACAAAATCTTTCGTGAACTGCTCTGCAATGAACGGGCGACCATCCATGTCTTTGAAGTGTGTTGGGTCATACACCTGCATACACTTGAGATACAGCGTTGCCAACTTCTCCAGCGAATCTTCAATCACAAGTGCGCGTTTCTTAGCGCGGCTAGAACCCAGACGGGCAAGCTGAGAAGCGTGACCAGAAGAGCGAACACCTGATTCACCCTTGCCCTGCAACACGTTACCAATGCCAGACACCTCTTCAAACATGGCGTCAATCTTGTCAATCTCTTTGAACAAGTCAGGCGGGATAGTGGGCGCTAACTTCTCTACCTTGGCATTAGGCATGTCAGTTGCTAACAAGCCACCAGCGCGGTTGAGGGCAAAGTTCTTCTCATCCAAGATGCCAGTAAAGCCAATCAGGGCTGTAGGTGGCGAGACTTGCTTAGACAGCAGGTCAAGAATCTCTGTCATCCTGCGATTACGCAGTTGTTGCAAGTACACCATCCGCTGAACTTCCGAACCGCCCCAGTAGTAGTCGTACAGCGGATTCGGGCAGACTTGCACAAATGGCAGTTCGCCTTTAAGGAATACTTGTTCACCCGGGCGGTCGTAAATGATGACGTCAGGGTCGGCTTTGGTAACAACTTGATAGTCTTGTGTGTCATCGTTCCACACCCATAACTCTGTCATCTCGATTGTTTCTTCCGAGACAGTGGCCTTGTAGCGGTTCATGCCCGACAAATCCAAGTTCACGTTACCGTACATGGTTGGGTTTGACTGCGACAGGATGATGCGCTCAACGCCGTTGGCAACTTCTGTGCGCTCATGCTGCATAGAGGTTACGCGCTTAACAATCTTCTCTCTGTTCTTGTGGCTGTACAAACGTGAGTAGAGTTCTGACTTGGTGATGTAGTAGGTTTGGACAAACGCTTCTTGTCTGTCGGAGTATGGTGTGTCTTCACGCAAGACGCCGATACAAGATGGCTCCACCATGTAGGGGTGAATGCCGTTGTTCATCACAATCTTCACGAATGAAGTGTTGTAGGCCAGTGCCCACGTAACGGCAGATGAGAACACTTGGTCAGCGTTGCTATTTAGCCACTCGTCATTAAGAGCGCGGGTCAGGGTTGGAACTTTGACCTGCTCAGTATCTGGGACAGCGGCCCCGGTGTTGATGGAGAACCGGGTGGTTTCCGCTGAGTAGAGGAATGAGGTCAGTTGGTCAATGTGAGGAAATATTTTGTTGAAGATGGCGGGGGGTTCGTCCGTGCCATTCCCAAACAAATACCAACTCCGTAGAGAAGCGTAATCAGTTTTACGTTCTTCACGGGAAACCAAACACTTCTGGATTAAATCCAAGTAGAAGATTTCACGGTCTACAGGGTTGGATGGAATACGCATTACTTACTCACTTGTAAATTGTCCGGGTCAGACATATAGCTTGCTGCCCGTGGGCCTGACAAGTTGCCTGCTTCTTTCGGGTTGATGCCGACAGATTCTCCGTTAACAGACTTAAATTGTCCACCTATGACGGATTTCATGCTGATATTACCTCCACCACCCCAGATAGCGGCGTCCCCGGGTCGAGCTTTCTTGTTTTGCTCTTCCATAGCCTTGGTTGCCTCATCAAACTGCTTGTCAGACAGCTTGTTGTTACGTTTGAGGTAGCCAGACTGGTGTTCACCCTCTTTGGTGGACTTAACGTCCGTCATTCCAAAGTCTAAGGCCAGATTTTTAACTCTGGTGTCCGTTGCCTTTGTTTTATCGGACTTCATGCTCACTGGTTTGAGGTGAACAATCGAAATTGTGCCTTTGCAGAACTTCATGGGGCATTCAGGCTCCCATGACTCAAACATTCCGTGGTTTTCGCAGCAATAGTCTCTCAAAATAGCCATAGTTACCCTCTTAGTGCTTCATCTAGGTCAGATTCACTGTAATCGTGTCGGTTGACCATGCCAACACGCAGTTTGATGCCTTCTGACGTAACTTTTAGCCCCATTCCCTGCATTATTGGGGGTTTAGGCTCCCGTCTGTAGTCCACATACCGGGTGTTGTCGTTACGTTTCATTACCTTTACCCGCCCCGCTTTCCACTGCATGTAGGCCTTGTTGACCCGTATTTGCATGGTTTCGGACAGCGGATGCAAGCGTTTATCGAATACATCTAGGAAATGGGCCTTAGAAATCCCCGCAAGTTCGCAAAACAGGGGGATGCTAATCCCACGTTCTTTGTCTGCAATAAATCTCTTCATGTGCAGGAGCAATTCTTGTTTGGAAAGGGGTTTCATGCGCCGTACATCCCAATCTTTTTCAAGTAATCAGACACGTTACGCCCGACAGCAACCTGCTCAGGGGTGTATTCCTCTTGTGCTTGGCTAATTTCGCGGGTGATTTTCTGCATGATAAGGCGCGGCTGTACTTGCTCTGCGTAAGCAACGGCAGCAAGGGCGCAGGCGATAACCCGGTCATCCTTGGCTCTGCCGGGTGCGCCCAAGAATCCGTCCTCGCGCACGATGGTCTTCATCTCTTCCAAGGTGTCCATACTCTTTATCTTCATCATCTCCCGCTCAAAGTAGTCCTTCATGTACTGCAACATGCGCTCTTTGGAGTTGGAAGTGGTGAGATAGCCAATGCTGTTGGACAAGCCGCCTAGCGTGTCGTTCCTGCGCCAGATGTAGTTGGTCATGCTGCCCAGTACGTCCATGAGGCCGTGGCCTAGCGCCCCGCCTGCGGAGACTGCAAGGCGTTTCAGGTTGCGTATTTCGTTGATGACTGCCTGACCCGGGCCGTTGACTTCAAGGTTCAGGGTGGAGTTTTTGTAGGCGCCAGCAAGGTGGGCGATGACCCACGCAAACTGGTAGGTGTTCATTTCGTTGGTGGCGAACTCAGCTACTTGGTCAAGACCATCCGCATAACAACGAAACACTTGGATGCAGAATCTGTCAGCCCAGTCAGAGCTTCCGTATGCCGGGTCAGCACCAATGACGTAATACGCTGTGTCGATTGGCTCTTGCCATATCTTGAGTGTTCCAAGGCGCTCTGTTGACGGGAGGACTTCTGTGTCTTGGAAGAGTTGTCCAAACACATAACGGAAATGGTCTGGACTTTCTTTCTTGGCGAGTTTGGCGGCATCGGTACACCTACTGTTGGAGAAGAAACTGGAACCTGTCATCACAAAGGCGTAGTCTTCAGTGGGTGGAAACTCCTGATACATCAGTGTTTCGTCCTTGATGCCTTCGTGCATCTTCCACCGCCACCAAGCCATTTGCCGGGAATTGATTTCAACCCCGTACATTTTCTTAATGTCTTTGACCCATTCTTTCTCTTCACCGCTGAGTTTCCCGTCCCAGTAGACCTTGTAGATGTTGCTTTCAGGGTCAACGGTGTAATACTCATTGCGCCACCAGCCACAGAAAATGGCCCGCTGTGTACGTGCGCTCTTGGCGGTCTTGTACATATCGTGGAACATATTGAAGCCTTGCGCCGTACTCTCAAATAAGTACAGGCGCTCGGGGTTCTTTTCTGCTAGAGAAGCAATAAGGGACGCAAGCCCCTCCTCATTGCCCCAAGAGGCTGTTTCAGTGGCGTGTAGGTAGGTGATGGCCTTGCCCTGACCCAAGCGAGACTTGTTGCCAGCAATTTGGTAGAAGATACGGCTGCGGTTCTTCAACACCATCTGGTTACGGTTATGAGCCACCAAAGGTATCTTGTACTCCTTGGGCAAGCCTTCTATGTACATGCCCAGTGTTGAGCGGAACATATCCCGGTTCTCTTCTGTGTCAGAAACAAGAGTGCCCTGCCAGCCGGGGTGGGTGAACTGCCAGTACAGGTCTAGGGCCAGAGACACGGTGGTGATGCCAAGCTGTCGGCCTTTCAGGATGACAAAGAAGTGGACGTCCTCATCTAGACCTTTCTGGATTTCTTCCATGACGTAGGTTTGCGTCCCCAGAAGAGTTCCCATCTTCTTGAGGCCTTCTTCTTTAGTCTCAATCTTGAGTTCGCTACAAAACTTGTAGAACTTCTTGAGGTCGAACTTCATCGGCAGGGCTTTTTGTTGTCAGTGTTGAATGTGCCATCCATGATTGCTTGGCATTCTTGCTTAAACAATTCCACGTTATTTCTGAGCCTGCCCTGATACAAGTGGTACACGCCCTCTTCAAAGACTGTACCGATACCGTAGACACCATACGTGTGGAGGTTCCACAGCCCGTCTGTGGACTCTTTGGTGTAGTGGGTGGGGAATAGGGTCTTGTAGCGAATATCTGCCATCTCAGCGGCGTAGGACACGTTCTCTGCTACGTCAGCTAAGTCAGGTACTTCTGAGAAGGTAGGGTTGCCCAACTGTAGCCAAGTGTCCCGCCAGATGAAGAAGAAGGCAGGGGCCGCAAAGATGTGTGAGCAAGGTTTGATGTGATTACTTGCTTGTGCAATGCCAACAAAAGACTTGGTGTCTACACAATGCTTGATAGCGTTCTCCACAACTTCCTTGTTGGTGGGCACACAGTCAATGTCTAGGAAGCCCACAACATCAGCCTTGCTGCTTATCAGGAGTTCATTCATCCACAGACCGTGGGGTAGGCGCTGGATGGTGTAGTTCACATCTACACCCAGATGCTTGCACACATCACTGTGGGCCTTAATCATGTCAGGGTGTGTATTAGGCCAAGCAAGGGTGTATATCTCTACGTTCATAGTTGTACTTCTTTGTGGTTGTATGTTTTGAATCCGTCACCAAGATTGGCAATGACTTTCGCGTGTTCAGGAACCTCTAGGCCGTGCTGCTGGTAGTGAAAGGCGTAGGTGGTGGTGTAGTTGACAGTAGCCTTCAACGACCTAGCTATCTGTGCCCCAGACTTACAGACTGCTAACCAGAAGTATCTGTCACCCAAAAGAGACTCCTTGTAGGGGCGGTCTATCCACGAATAGAAGAGGCCAAAGACACTCTTGTGTACCAGATAGCAGTTCGTGTCGTTAAACGCCTTACCGTCTGACTCCGTGTCTACCGCCATGTACTCGCCACTCAGGTGATACAGGTTACGTGGGCAGGTCACGACAGGGCAACTGCTCTCGTTCATCACGCCCACCATTGTCTTTATGTGGTCAGGCTCTAGCCAGCAGTCAGCATCCAGCAAACAAATAGCGTCATAGCCCTGTGCTGCTGCCACAGCGTAACCCACAACCCTCGGCGTATCCCCTGTGTCGTTACAACTGGGCAGCTTCACATGCTCACACCCCCACTCATCCACATAGTCCCTCGCATGACCGTCTGCCACCATGAAGTGCTTGACGCCCTTGTAAGTCTGGCTGATAACTGACTGATGACACCTTGCCAGTGTGTTGAGGTCTTCCCGGTAGTACGGGGTGATAACAGCTACCTTCATTTCATCTTCTCCAGATTCCAGTCTGCTATCTCTACACACACCTTCTTGTTTTTCGCACATGAGAGCAACTCCCGGTAAAACAAGTCTGAGTACTTGTCCTCCCACTCCCGTGCCAACTTCCTTTTGGCAGAAGGACTAATGCAGGACAACGCCCGCTGCATCTCTCTCTTGAGGCGCATACGGGAGTTGTAAAGCTCCATCTGTATATCCTTGTCCGTATCCATACTCAATCGCCTTCTCCATGTTCTGAGCCATCCAAGCAGCCCGCATCTCCGACTGGCGTAGCAGGTTCACCAAGGCAGCACACACCGCTCTTAGTTCATCCTCCTCCATCCACAACCAGTCAGCTTGTGCCATCTAAGCAACTCTCCACACTCTCACAACATCACCCTCCGTCTTCGCAATAAACCGCAGCCCCAACCGCTTACCAGCCCGGTAGTTAGCGTTCAACACCTTCTGACGCGCAGCAACAGGCACAGTGAAACTGTCCCCAACATCCATCTCCTCATAAGGGTACGAATACACCACCCTAGGTATAGGCATCCCAATACCACGCTCTAACCCAATAACTTCCATATAGCCCTCTACTTCTCTATTTATAACCGCATACTACCATTAAAAAAAAGACCTGTGCAAGTAAGGACTCACACAGGTCTAACTCTGTTGCTGGCAACTGCGGTTTACCAACACGGCTGAGGATTCGGGACGCACATCTTGAGTCTCCCAACTCAAGCAGCTAAATCCTCATGCGTGTTGATACACAAACAAGACTCTACCAGAAATGTAATTTTTTTTATGGGGGTGGATAGGTTGGGGGCACACCCCACAGCATATTCAAACCCAACTCGGTTCACCACTTCGCGTCTTGCGTGTGATGACTTGCGTGTAATGACCAAGTGACCAAGTGCATCAGCAAGTAGCGTCAGGATACATTGTCTTGACGGTGAACTGTGGGTGTAGACCCCCTTTTGTCTCTGACCCTTTGACGAAGTACCTAAGACTAATATAGATACACACACTCTAAGTGATAGTATGTTAGACTATTAACTAATAGACTGTTAGAACACTAGTCTTAGA